CGTCACCGCCTGACGGTTGGCATGACCGCAATGGCTATGTTAACAGACAGGCCGTTGAATGCTTTATTCACGATCCACATGAAGGGCAAAACGCCCGATTTACGCATTGGTTTTAAGATGGTCATTTCACAGCACGACATGAAAGAACGCAGCCGGATCTTGACCGAGGCTGACGCGCTGGTGAACGGCGACCGCCAGGCAGAGTACGGGACACCGCAGGCAAACTTCGCCCGCATTGCGCAGATATGGTCAATCGTTCTGGGGCATCCTGTTCGCCCCGATCAGGTTGCGCTGTGTATGGCTGGCCTAAAGCTGGCCCGGCTGGCTAATGGTCCGCACCGGGACAATTTTGTTGATGGCTGCGGATACTTTGCGCTGGCCGCAGAGTTGTCGTCTGACAACCTATCTAAGCATCTCAGCGACTAGGGGCAGGAACCCGTGATCGGGGCCGTGCTTGGCAACCCATGACGCCTTGCCATTGTGGATCGCTTCGGGGCCGTCTTGGTGATGCGCTTTGCATAGTGGAATGGTATCAAAGTCGCTGGCCCTGCTGGTGCCGTATCGGTCACAGATCACATGATGGACATCTGACGGGCCGGGCTTGCCACATATAACGCATGGAAGCTGCTTGACGCGGGCCATGTGCGCCCGCGCCTTTGCTGTGCCGCGTTCCGGCTTTGGTTGTTTTAAGCCAAGAGGACCGCGACCGGTAAGGTTCAAAGCCAACGCTCCCATTTATGGCAGGCCGTGTTTACCTGCTTTGCCAGATCGTATAGATCCGTTACCCGCGCCTTGCTCTTTTTGGCGCGGTGGATGCCGGCTGCGATGCGATCCTTTTCTTCATATAGCGCAGATAGCTTGTTACGGGCAATCGGGGCCATGATAGGCTTGAGCATCCAGCGCATCACAGCATTCCCAGGGCTTGGCGATACAATTCCTCAATTGCATCTTCTTCGGCCAAAACATCGGCACGCTTTTTGCGCATAGCCACGATTTTGCGGATGGTCTTGGTGCAGTATCCGCTGCCCTTGGCTTCCGCATAGATTTCCTTGCGGGATTCGGTCTCGTCGCTGATCCGCTCGTCCTGCGTCTCGATGCGTTCAACGATTGCGCGCAATTCATCGGCGGTGACGTTCTGTGTGGTGTTTGTCATGTCATGCTCTCTTTGGTTTGTTTTCAGGTAATGCCGCGATTGCCGCGCGGCCCGGTGTTGTAACGCGCCAATGGTGGCCTTGCGTTGCGATAATAAACGGCTGGTCGTTTGGTGCTTCAACCCGTTCAACCCAGCCGCATTCTTCTAAGCTGACCAGACCCGGCCCTTTTACGCCAACGTCTGTGCCGATAAATTGTTTATCGCCTATCTGTGCCAGCTTTTTTAATGCTTTCCAGCGGCCCGGTGTAAGTATTGGTTTCATGCAAACTCCTGTTCATATTTTAGCGCTTCTGGATCGGTAAGGCGCACGCCCTGTTTGACCCAATGGCGCTGCATTTCATCCATAAACGCGGTCATCTGCTTTTGCGTCATCAGCCGGGTTGTCGGCAGGTCAAAAGCCTTCATCGCGTCCAGTTTCTGTTCGTATGGCAGCGCCTTCAACACGCGGTCATATGATGTGCGGAATGCCTCGTTCTCTGCCCGCAGGATCGGCACCCCAAACCGCAGCTTGCATTCGGCCCGCACATCTTCGTGCGTTTGATCGCCTAGCTGCGTGGCAATGTCCGTGAACCACCGCTGGGCCAGCCTGTTCTGGGCATTGGATCTGGGTGCGCCCTGCGTCCAAGTTACCGTAATGGGAAGTTTTCGTTCCCGCAGGATATTGGCCAGCGCGTCAACGTGAGCAGGGTCACGGATTATCTTTGTCGGCATTGCCGTTCGCCTCCATCCACCAATGATCGACCAAGACACGGATTACATCCTTGCGATCCATTTTTAGCGCCTTGACGGTTTTGTTAAGCACGTCAATCAAAACGGCTTTGTCTTTTCCGCCTGCGGCTTCTTCAATGCGTTCGAAGGTGTCGATGATGTCTTGGCGGTGCATTAGGTTTCACCCCCTTGCGCGCTGTCAAACCGTGACCGCAGCTTGCCCAGCTTGTCGGTGAGATCCTGCAAAAACGTGGCAACTTCGGTTTCAATCTCTTTGCACAAATCAGGGTCGCGATAAACCCGCTGCATCCAGAACGAAATGTCACCCGGCAGGCGCGGATCAAAACTGACGAAATCGCACCAATCGCGCCCAGTGCAGATCATCTGGACGTGCATCTGGGTGATGTATTTGCTTGGCACCTTCTCAGCCAACAGGGTTTCGATGTGCGTGGCTGTGTTGGGACATTTAATCTCAATCAGCCCATTGGCGCCCACAACAAGCCCATCAGGCGATGCGCCAAGGCCATTTATGGTCGGATGTTTGATAAAGCCCACCTCGATCACGTTGCGGCCTGTCATCAACTCATAAGCCGCTCTGGCCTGCGGTTCGGTATCTGTTCCCCATTGCATAGCGGCGCTGCTAAAGCCCTCTGACGCGCGCCCTGTGAGCCGCTCAGTGATAAGCTGGGCCATGTAATTGGCCCTGCTTGCGCTGTATCCGCTTTTTGTCTTGGCCATTACATCGGCGGTGCGAGATGCTGTTACACATCCCATCCGCGCGGCAAACCATTCATCACTGCGCTGTTCCATTGTCATCCCCCATCTGCGCTTTTTTCTTTTTGAGCATGGCGATAGCATCGGCAGCCTGCTTGGCGCTCATCTGCGTCAGATCGGAAACCTTCCAGTATGCGCAGAACTTTGTTTCGTCGGTTTCCGTGTCAAAGATCAGGTCTTTCATCTCTTGGAACTGCTGTTCGCTGATCGGCTGGGGCGGTTCTGCCTTGGGTGCGGCCTTGGCTGCGGCATTTCCATCATCATCTTCCGCAGCTATGCCTGTGACGCTCTCCAGCCCAATGCGCTTGGCATAGGTCGTGGCTGACTTCATGCCCTGCATATTCTGCCTGTCCACAATCATTGGAACGTCGCAATGAATGTGCGTGTCTGTCGCCCCGTGTGAAAGCGTGGTGCGCATCGCTGTTCCGTGTTCGTCGCGTATCACACTGTGATACATCGCAATGCCTTGCTCTGTGAGCGCGGGAACAGCGACCGAGACGACATCGGCCAGATCGGCATATTTGCTTTTGAAGGCAGGGTTTACCGATCCCTTGGTAACTTTGCCCATGTTTGCCTGTGCGGCACAGAGAGCCATGTAAATGTTTTTATGCTCAGTCATGTTACCAGCCCATCCCATGCCCGAAGATCAGGAAAGCGTAGCCGCCCCCGAAGATTGCGATGGCACCGATCAGGTCCGTGAGAATGTCTTTGATTTTCATTGTCGTTGCTCCTTTGTTAATTAAGCCGCATTCAGCGCGGCGATCAGGTTTTGGCGCGACGCGGCATTGGCGGCGGTGGCGGCGGCATAGGCGGCATGGGCGGCGAAAAAGTCGGCGTCCTGGGCGGCGGCGGCACGGGCGGCATGGGCGGCGAAAAAGTCGGCGTCCTGGGCAGCATGGGTGGCGGCATGGGTGGCGGAATCGGCGGCGTCCTGGGCGGCGGAATCGGCGGCATAGGCGGCATGGGCGGCGAAAAAGGCGGCAGCATGGGTGGCGGCATGGGTGGCGGAATCGGCGGCGTCCTGGGCGGCATGGGCACGGGCGGCATGGGCGGCGGCACGGGCGGCTGTCATCTCACCCGCAACATCCTGACCCGCGATCCGGCGGTGCAACAAGCCAATAACGCCCTGGCATAAACCGTCTGTGTCGTGCTTTTTAGCGCGATCCAAGGTCGCAATCAAAAACAGGTCGCGCGCTTTGTCGTAATCGCGTGGCACCTGTACCGCATCAGCTACATCAAGGGCGAATTGGTAGCGCGCCGTTTCTTCGCATTCTGCGCCCACATTTGCGTCAAACATCGACACGTTTAATTCAGCCAGCCATTCCGGCCAGCCAGCCGTGACGCAGTCTTGGATATCTTCCGCGCCTCTCACGAGGGCAGACATCATGCAAACGGTATCTGTGCCGCCCCATTCGCCAGCCCGGAGGTGGGGATGGGCGGCTTTAATCTTATCTGCGGCGGTGGGGTCAATTAGGATTTTCATTGTCGTTGCTCCTATGCAAATTCTGTTTCGTCCGCCAAGTCTATAATGGCTTGCTGCAAGTGTGCGGGCAAATCGGTCAGCTTGACGTCAATGCCCAAGATGGTCAGCGCCGCGACCTCAATGCTGGCGGGATCGACTTCATCCCACACGGGCGAACCCGGCACGCCGTAGTCGCTGCGTTCTGTTTCGGCGTGGAAGTTTACTTGGATTTCCTCGCCGTTGTATGTTGATGTGACTGTCATGTTTTGCTCCGATCAATAAAGGACAAATCGCAACTGTGCGCCGTCCAGTTCGCAATCAGCAAGCTTGACCGATGCTGGAATTTTATCTTCATCAATAAAAGATGGCGTTCCCATTTTGACGCTAGCAGCGATACACAGACCTGCCGAATCTTGGCCCTTGCGCGTGCTGCGCGGTGTCAGCTTGAAACCGTCTGGGTGACGGCACAAAACAAAAATGCCTGTTTCACTGTCACGGCCCAGAATAACCCGATCACCAACAACCCAGCGCATTGCTTTCATTGCGTCTGCATGTATGCCAATCGCAAGTTGTGCTTGCCGACCTTCGCCCGCTCTTGATGATGCAAGAGATACGCCAGAATTATTGCTAGCTGATGCGCGACCTTTGCGCTTTGGCGTTGCCCATTGAATTGTCATGTTTTGCTCCTGTTTGCGTTCCGTCTAACAACCGTCTAACGTTCTAATGACTTTCTTGCAAGCGCATATTGCGCATTGCCCGAAATTATTTTATGCTGACCAAACATAACACAGGATAACGACATGGAACCGACACCGATATTCACCGCCAACCTGCGGGCATATTCAGACGCATGGAAAACCAAAGGGGTTAGCCTGGGCCAGCAGGCTGCTAGGTGCAACATGGGCAAGCCTGCTTATTCGCAGCTGCGATCTGGTAATGTGCAGGCACCAAGCATTTGGACGGCTGTTCGTCTGGCCGAGGGGCTGGGCGTCACGGTTGACGATCTGGTGACAGACAGGCCGTCAGTGCGCGAGGCAGCTTGTCGTCGCATATTTGAGGGCAAGCATCGGGGGGTTCCGCAGTGAGGCGCAATCTCGAAGGCCCGATCCACCAAGCCATTCTCGGCTACCTGCGCCTGCAATATCCGCAGGCCGTGGTGCATCACTCTGCCAACCAGACGGACGTCAGGGGGCAGGCCATCGCCCGCGCCATTGCCAAACAGAAATTCATGGGCATGGTTGTCGGCTTCCCCGATCTGATGATGCTAAATCAGGGGCGCTTCTACGGCTTCGAGATCAAAGCGGAGGGCGGATATGCCAGCCCTGCCCAGAAGGCCGTGGGTGCGGCTATAATCGCCGCTGGTGGGCATTGGGCCGTGGTGCGATCCATTGATGATGTCAAAGAGAAGCTGGGAGAGTGGGATGCGTGACCAGATCATAGCCCTGCTGTCGATCGTGCCGGGTGGCAGCGCCGAGACCATTGCAGACGATCTATCTGCGCTGGGCGGTGCGCCAGTGGCACAGGATCTTGTACAGCGGACCTTGCATCAGATGGATGACGACGGCGCAGTCATTTTAAGGCAGGGCTGGTATCGTCTCAGCGAGGCGGCAAAAAAACGGCGGGGAGACAGCAATGCCTCAACCCGCCAGTAAGCCGCGTGGGAGGTGCAGGAGGACACCACGGCTACGCCCATGACCAGCGCATGGGTATCATAGCAGGTGCTGTGGAAAGGAAAAGCCCCGACCAATCTATGGCCGAGGCTTGATCTTTG